AACTTGGACTGGGGCACATTCTTTTATTCGGGTGGCGAGGATTCGGCCTACAAAGGCATGAATCGCAATGTGTTAATGAGCAGCATTGCCAAACAGCTGGGACTCAAAGTGGGCGCTAATGGCATGTTCAGTCGTGCCACAAATCAACTGGTTGACGGTGGCATGGACCCTGACTATGTGGCACAGACGTTGTTGGGCCGTGGGCGCACAAAGAAAGATCTCAAGAATGTAGAAAGTATTTTTGCTGCTTTGATACAAGACAAGGACAAAGAAGCCAAGGTCCGAGACTTTCGTGACTACTTAACCAAAGAAGGTCTACAGCAGCCTGACGCTGTGACGGAAGATGCAGACACCTACTTTCTGGCACGACTGCGTGATAGAATTGTGAACCAGGGCATGCAGCCCTTGGTAGAACGTGAAAGCGCCAATACTTATCAACTCTACGAAGCTGAAGAAGCAGGTGTAGGCGGCAAAGCCAAGGGTATTGAACACTTGGAAGACTATGTGTTCCGTAATGGTCTGCCGGGTGTGACCAAGGCCTTGCAGATTGTTCAAGCAGCAGCAGATGCGCCTGCCAAGACCACTACTGTGAAATGGGACGGTAAACCTGCTGTGATATTTGGACGCAAACCTGACACCGGAGAGTTTGTGCTCACAGACGGTTCGGGATTTGAAGCCAAGGGCTATGATGGCCTGGCCACAAGTCCACGCATGATGGCCGACATACAAAGCACACGGTCTGGCGCCAGGGGCGAGCTGATTCAACTGTATACCACATTGTGGCCCAAGTTAGAAGCTGCCTTGCCCGCAAACTTTCGTGGCTATGTCAAAGGCGACTTGTTGTATATGGATACGCCGCCATTAGAAGCTGGGAACTATGTGTTCAAGCCCAACACAGTGCAGTACAGAATTCCAGCCAAAACTTCCTTAGGTCAACGCATAGGCGCCAGCGACACAGGCATTGCCATGCATTCCATGTACGCAGACGCAGGTGACGCACGTCAACCACTCAGTGGCGTGCGATTCAATGAAGTGCCTGGCCTGTTGTTGATTGAACCCATTGGCGGCAAAGAAATTGCGCCCGATGCTGCTCTAATTAGCCAGATCAAATCTGTGGCCAACAGTGGAGATGGTCGTGCCATTGCCACCTTGTTCAACCCTGCAGAATTGCGAGCACAGCAGATAACAGACCTGGCAAAACTGTGTGTGGACTACATCAACTACAGAATCAAAACCAGCAGCAACTTTGACAACTTGTTGTCTGGCTTTGGCGAATGGCTGCAGACCAAAGTCACCCCCAAGAAATTTGGCAACATTGTGGAATATCTAAACAGTCCAGCCAGCAACGCAGGTGCACTGGCAGCGGCATTTACCTTGTTTTTGCTGTTGCATAACTTGAAGCTGGATATCTTGCGCCAGCTGGACTTGAAGGACCCTGGGCACGAAGGCTGGGTCATGGCCACCGATGCAGGCTACGCCAAAGCTGTCAATAGATTTGACTTCTCAGCTAGAAATGCCGCTCAAAACAATCCGCCAGCCGGCTGATTTTTTCCCAAAAGACTAAATAAAAGCAGGTCCAACAAGACCACTTAACCTAAAGGAAAAAAATCATGGCACAGTTTACAAAAGTAAATGGAACTACACAACCAGTATTCGCACTGGACGTGGCAAACGGTAGTATCGTAGGAACAGCAAACGTTGCGGCCCAAGGCCCAGTAATGTTGTCTGGACCACAACTGCAATTCTTCTCATTGACAGCAAACGCTGCACTTACCAATGCTGGTAATGTCAACGGTTACTTGAACAATGTGTTGCAAGCAGTTCAACAGACTGGCACAATTGCTTTTTATCAAGCAGGTGCAACAGCTGGCACAATCAACTTGGCTATCTATCCAAGCGGTGCTTACACCACAGCTACCTTGGTTGCTGCTGCTCAAACAGCCAATGCCACAGGCGGCCTGAATATTGGTATCCCAACTGGTAACGTCACTGCAACAGCCAGTTTCACTAATTTGGCATAATAACTAGATAGTGAAAATTAACCCTGGACGTAAAAAATCCAGGGTTTCTTTTTGGCCGTAAATATGCACATAATGAAAGTCATGTGCCGCACCCTTTTTGATTGTACCCACACTGGTGTCACAGGACATTTTCGTCCCCAACAGCTGCCTTACACCACCAAGTCGGGCATGAGACTTGAAACTCCTGAACACTGGAATCAGGCCAGAAATCAACAACGCAACTGGGAAAGTCTATTGCAAATCGTCAGCCTGAGAACACAACCCATGAATGTAGTGTTGCCCAAAAAGCAACCGGATGGCTGGCACTTTGAATTTGAAGTAGAAGCTGAAGGAGTACTCAGCAGCAGCATTGACAGTGATGACCTTGCAGGACTTGTGGCTGACTGTGAAGGTGTGCCCATGGTCACCGGACTGGGCGAACACACAATTGACACCGCCACACTGCATGCTCAAGGTGTGAATCAGAACATTTGGTTCTCCGCCATAAATACGCCATTGGAGCCTGAACATGGTTGATACTACAGATATTGAAAAGAAAAGTCTCGAAGCTCACGTTGAGTTGTGTGCAGAACGTTACCGCATGCTGGAACTCAAAATAGAAACAGTGGAACAAGAAGTTGGCCATGTCAAACACATGGTCACTGAAGTTCATGGTATTGTGCGCCAAATGGGCGAAAAACGCAACGATCAAATCATTGCCTGGGGCATTGGTATTATTGGTGCATTGCTGGGCACTGTGGCGTGGCTGGCCACCCACTATATAAAAACACTATGACTCGTGATCAAAAATTAGAACGTTTTGCCGAACGTGAACTCAAACGTGTGTATACCAAACTCATCATTGACGATGAACATGGCGGGTATGTTGCGTTTGGACGCTATCATGTAAAACCCGAAACAGCTGGATTTGCAGTGTATCACAGCGATGATCTTGTGAGTGTATTTGGCAGTAAACGCACAGCCATGTCATATTGTGTGGCAGATCACTTGCGCCAGTATCGTCTGGCAGAAAACATTCGTATATTGGACAACAAAAAACAATCACTCACTGATGATATCCATTGCCGGCGAGGGCAAGCTGAGCGCAGCAGTCGTCCTGAATTCCGTGAAACAGTGCGCACTAAACTTGCACCCAAAATTGAAAACCTTACACTGCTGAATCAAGAACTCGAAAAATGTTTAAATTCGGCTAAATATCTACAACTAAGAGGATTTGCCAAATGAAATTAACTGAACTGGCCACGCCAAAAAAGAGCCGCCAAGTAGTCAAGGTATTTGAAAGTTACTTTGGTACAAAAATGCCTGTAAACAAACTCACAGTGCGCGAAGCACAGGCCATGCTGGAACGTGTGCGCAATGTAATTGCTGAACACCAGCGTAGTAGTACTCGTCACACCAGCGAGCGCAATCCTGCTTACTTGAAACTGGTCATGATGGAACAAGCACTTGCACATCGTGTGAGCGAAGAAATGGTACCTCCTGCAGGTGCTGTGGCAAAACCCAACCCAGCTGCTATGGCCAAACTCAAAACAGCCAAAGACAAACTGTCAAAAGGTCAGACTCCTTCTCCTGAAGAACAAGAATTAATCAATGCTCAGGCCACCTTGACTGCAGAAAGTCGCTTGCGCCGAGCATACCAGTTTTTGAAAGAATCAGAAGTTCAACAAGCACAGGTAGTTCTGGCTGCACAAGACATGGTAGACAAAATGCAATCAATGTTGGAAGACACCACAGAGATGCAATTCAAAGAACTGCCTGCTTTGGTAGATTCAATCCGCAATCAAATTGGCATGGAACAAGCCACACAGTTCAACACTGATGTTACTGGGGCATTGCAAGGCCTTGTGCAAAACCTACAAGGTGCCAAGCAACAACTGGAAACAGCCTTAGGTGTTGTGACCGGGCAACCTGCCGCACTAGACACCAGCATGGCTGCCAGTGGCATGCCAGGCACTGCACCTGCTCCAATGCCAGGTGCTGAAATGGGTGCTGATATTGGTGCTGAAATGGGTGCTGATATTGGTGCTGAAATGGGTGCTGATATTGGTGCTGAAGAAGAGCCCACAACCCCCAAGGCTGCTCTGGGTCGAGCACGTAGATAATGAGAATCGACGAAGTCGAAAACTCAAGTTCACTGGATCCAAACAAACTGATGGGTCTGGTAAATTTTCTTTCTGGCAGGGCCAATGATGAAAATGCACAAAAGCAAATCAGCACTGATGCATTTATATCTACTGCACGTAGTTTAGGATTTCCAGTAAATCAAAAAAACATTGTGAGTGTGGTAAGCCAGGCTCCATTGGATAGTGTGTTAGAGCCCATAGATCCCAACAATCCCAGTGTGATCAAGTACAAAGGTGCCAATACTGGTGCAACCCAAATGCCTGTCAACAAGGCACAAGACATTGTGGCCGCCTCGGCCAAACAAGCTGCTGGCAAAGACCGCGGCGTATAATCATTCTTATTGACACTTGTTAGTAAATATGCTAAAATTAGCAAAGGAAATCACATGGCCTATTCAGAAAAAGTAATTGATCACTATGAAAATCCACGCAACGTGGGCAAGTTTGAACTTGACGACACCATCGGTACCGGCATGGTAGGAGCACCGGCCTGCGGCGATGTGATGAAATTACAAATCAAAGTCGAAAACGGAATCATTGTAGATGCTAGATTCAAAACATACGGATGCGGAAGTGCCATTGCCTCATCCTCTCTTGTTACCGAGTGGGTTAAAGGACGAACGCTTGACCAGGCCGCAGCTCTTAAAAATTCAGAGATTGCTCAAGAACTCGCACTGCCACCAGTCAAGATTCATTGTTCTATTCTTGCTGAAGATGCCATAAAGGCCGCTGTAGAGGACTATCGCAAAAAGCATGATCTCAGTAACTGACAAAGCACGGGCCAAAATTAAAAAATTAGTCGAGCTCAAAGGCTATGCCGGCATACGGCTGGGTGTGAAAACCACAGGTTGCTCTGGTTTGGCTTATGTGTTGGAGTACGTTAAAGAATACTGTGCAGATGAGAGTACCATAAACTATGCTCACAGTGACTTTTGTGTAATAGTTGATAAAAAACATGATGTGTATCTGCGTGGCACACAAGTAGATTATGTGCGCCAAGGTCTCAATGAAGGTTTTGAATTCACCAATCCCAATGAACGTGACCGCTGTGGATGTGGAGAAAGTTTTCGAATATAGTTGACAATTGGACTATAATCGACTATAATCAACTATAATCATGTATAATCCAAAATTCAACTATCAACCTATTCCCCGAGAAAACGTCAATGGCCGTAGACTGTATGCCACACCTGATGGCAAAAAGTTACCATCAGTGACCACAATCTTGGAAGCCACCAAGAGTGAAGAAAAAAAAGCGGCCTTACAAAACTGGCGCAATCGCGTGGGACATGAGCAAGCACAGGCCATCACAACAGAAGCTGCCAATCGTGGCACAAGGATGCACACCTATCTTGAACAGTATGTGCAAGAAGGTGTGATCAAAGAACGCGGTACCAACCCATTTTCGTGGGCCAGTCATGCAATGGCACATGTGGTTGTTGAACACGGCTTGAAAAATGTAAGTGAGTTTTGGGGTATCGAAGTTCCATTGTATTTTCCCGGTATCTATGCAGGCACAACAGATGGTGCAGGCATGCATCTAAATGACGAGGCCATTCTGGATTACAAACAAACCAACCGGCTCAAAAAGCGTGAGTGGATTGACGATTACTTCATGCAATTGTGTGCATACGCAGAAGCACACAATGAACTGCACGGTACACGCATCCAAAAAGGTGTAATTTTGATGTGTGTCAAGCCCGAACTTGACGAGCAAATGAACATGATCAAGCCGCCTGAGTACCAGGAATTTGTGCTAGAGGGCAGAGAATTTGAGCACTATCGTGACCAATGGTGGAAAAAGGTCGAACAGTATTACTTGCTAAATATGTGATACCCGAAGGAATCACACTGTGGCAATTGTACAAATATCACGCATAACACAACGCAAAGGTCTTGAAGTAGACTTACCGCAACCACTGGCCGGTGCAGAGCTGGGGTGGGCCACGGACGAACGCAGACTGTTCATTGGCAACGGCACCCTGGCTGATGGTGCCCCTGTTGTTGGCAACACTGAAATTCTAACAGAATACTCAGACATATTGGGATTCTCCACTGCCTATACTTATCAAGGCAAAGCTGGTGGATATGTGGTACAGACTGGAGCCACTGCGGGCAGTCCAGTGTCACAAAGTTTGCAAAATCGTTTAGACAGCTATGCTGTGATCTCTGACTTTGGTGCCACTGGCGACGGAGTCACTGACGTCACTGCCAATATCAATCGTGCCCTGAATCAAATTTATTGTCAAGATGTCAACCCTCAGGTGCGCAGAGGTTTGTATTTTCCAGCTGGCGTATACTTGATATCTGATACCATTGCCATTCCCACTTATGCTTATCTCTATGGTGATGGTGTGCAGAGCAGTATCATTAGATTCTCAGCTGCGGCCTGGACCAATACCATACCATATGGTGCAGGTATTTTGGTATCGTCAGGCGGACTGTACTATCGCAGTCAAATGTCTGTGCCCATTGGTGCTTCTTTGACAGATTCTGCACCCAGCGGATTTTATTGGTTGCAAGAAGCCCTGCCAGAATATGTGGTGCGCACCGCTGACAGTTTGCAACAGACTGGAGCAGACATTGCCACCAACGGTGCTATACCACCACAAAACATTACAGTTTCCAATATGGCATTTGAAACACAGGTCTATGGCAATGATTCCAGCGTGAGTCATAACATTTGCTTGATTGACCGAGCGCAGGCCGCAGATTTTTCTGCTGTTGGTTTTTCGGGACCATTTGTCACTGCCAATGGGGACACTGCTGCTGAAGCATTGAATTGTGTACAATTTTCCAGTAGTGGTAGTTTGATCTGCACACAAATTTCATTTGATCAATGTCAATTCACTGGTGCTTCGTATGCTATCAACACAGACGAGCAGGTGCAAGGTTGCACTGTGAAAAACAGTGTGTTTGACACACTTTCGCAAGGCATAGTGCTGGGCAGTGCATCACCAGTCAACGGTGGACCTCTGGGTTTCCGCATAATTGAAAACTTGTTTGACAACATCTACAATCAAGGCATTGTGATAGATTCTGTAAGTTTAAATTTGTCAGCCTACAACACATTTTTGGATGTGGCCAACCACTATCTTGGCAATGCCTATGCTGCTGCCCCAGTCATAGATATTAAAACCACAAACAATGTCAGCATTGGTGACATGTTCCAGCGTACCACTGCACAGACCTTGCGCAGTGGCACTTATTATCCCAGAGTCGAACTTACAAATACCAGTTCGGTGGCCTTGGGCATGAACAACACACCGGCTGTGCAATACACCATAAACAATGTGGTTAATAGCACAATTGCCAATCAATTGGCACTGGGAACCTATGTACGGGAAGCCGGTGTTAGCAATGTGATCACAAACAATGCTACCAGAACCATGTTCACTGTTGATACCACAGTGGTACAGGCGTTTTGTATGAATTATACCATGTTGAGAAACACAGCCGTGAGAACTGGAACATTGACTGTGGTACGTGGCAAAAGTGACGCATCGGGCGGGTTCAGTTTTGTTGACAACTATCAAGAAAATGCCAGTACTGGCGTGACCTTGACTGCTGCCGACGATGGCGCTGGTGGTAATGTAACTGTGTCAATCACTGCCACCAACACAGGCA